AATTATTCACCATCCTTTTCTGCTCTTTTCTGTAAAATGTCAATTGCTTTGGTGATAACAGCAGGAAGGGGAACACCCATCAAGCCTGCATTTTCAACAAGGGAAATCAGTTCATTTCCAATGAATGCAATGATGACTGCATCCCTGATGTAATTTGTGCTAATCACCAAATCAAGTCTGTATGCAATAAGAACAAAGACCAGTGTCATGCACTTTCTGCAAAGACCCTTCCAACATGTTTTGCTTTCCAGGGAACCAGTGTCAGTCTTGTTGCTTTTGTGGAACACACCTGCAACAATCAATCCTGACAGATAGTCAACCGCCATAAAAATTAAAAGAGTAGCAAGACCTGCATCCCAACCACCAAAAAAGGATGCAATTGCTGAACCAACTGCACCCAAAATTCCAAGAATAATTTCTTTCATTTCTTCACCATTTCCTTTCATAAAAATAGGGAATCCCTGAAATATGGGATTCCCTTCTGTGTGCTTGTGTGTGATTCCTTTACTGTGCAAGGTCACCACAATCAAGGTCAATAAGTACCTGCTTCACCTGTTCCTGAATTCTTGCAGGAACATCTGCAAAAGTCTTCTTGCCCTTGATGATTAAGGTTGCATATACAACTGCCATGGTTTCCACCACCTTTCTGATTTTATTCATGATGTGATTAAACATCTGCATCAAGGATTGCCTGGACTGCATCCTTTAACTTTGCAGGTACATCATCAATTGTTTTCAATCCCTTCTTGATAAGGTCTGCATAAACCTGTGCCATATTGATTCACCCCCCTTCCTTATCCAAGCAGTTCATACACTTCACAAAGTGCAAGCTGTGTGTCAGTGACCTGTTTTTCCAGTGTTGCATTCTTTTCAGACATCATCAGGATGTATTCATCTTTTTCATACTGGGTCATATTGAATTCATAACCATCAAAAGACTGGTCTTCACCCATTGATTCATGCACTTCCTGAATGTCTGTGTGAACCCAAACAGAATGGTCATCAATGACCACTGCATCAGGCTTCACTGTGCTTCTTGTCTTTCCAAATTCTTTCATGCTGCTTTTCCACCTTTCTTGATTTAATATTCATAATATGCTTTTGCATAAGGTTCTAATGGTTCAATGTACTTTTTCGATAACCTAAAAGAATCACAATGAATCAACCATCCTTTATAGGAATTGATTGCACACCATTCTGAATAATTCATCAGTTGGTTCTTATCAATCACCTTCTTATGAAGTCGGTTCATTTTGCGTTTCATCTGTTTGCAGGTTGATTTTCTCAAAAGTTTGTAATTCAAGAATGTTCTATATCCGACAAAATCAATTCCCCTGACAAATGTTGGAAACACCTGCCAGTTGTCTTTGACTGTCAATTTTAATTCCTTCCTGAAATATTCTTTGATTTCACGAAGTAGCTTGTGAAGTTCTTCTTTGGAAGAACTAAGGATAACAATGTCATCCATGTATCTGTAATAATATTTCACATGCTTGACTTCCTTCATCCAATGGTCAAATGATGACAAATAAAAATTCCCACTGTACTGTGATAAGTAATTACCAATGGGAATCCCTGTGTCACCAGGTGTGGAATCTATGATTTCATCTAACAACCAAAGAAGGTCATCATCCTTGAACAGTCTTCTGTATTTCTGTTTCAAAATATTGTGATTGATAGAAGGATAATATTTTCTTGCATCTATCTTCAAGCAATACTGTGTTCCAGGAACATCATGCTGAACAGCCTGGTCAATATCATGAAGTGCAAGATGAATTCCCCTTCCAGGAATTGCTGAATAAGTATTCTTGACAAAGTTCTTTATCAGGTATGGTTCAATTACTTGCAGAATTGCCCACTGACAAATTCTGTCAGGGAAGTATGGAAGTTTGAAAATCTCCCTGTCCTTTCCTGAATCATGCTTGATGAAAGTCACATATTCTGATGTGTGATATGTCTTATTCAACAACATTTCTTGAAGTTGCCCCAAATATTTTTCAGGGTCTTCATCAACCATTCTGACTTCCTGATACCATCATTTCCCTTTTCGTGCATTCTGATGTGCAAGTTTCAAGTTATCCATGTCACAAATTTTTGAATAAAGATTTCCAACTCTTTTCATGACATTTCCTTTGTATGCACTTCAAACTGATTCTTCAACTTCCTTGCGGATTTACCAAAACAGTTCAAATGAATTTTTATATTTTGCCAAGTGGCAGGGCAATCATATCACTGGAAGAAGCAGGGATTGTTCATTTCCCTGCTTCATCATAAATGCATTTAGTAAGTGACCGCTGATATTACGATTCCGATTACCTGAATCATTATTCACATTCAGATAGAACAACCTTGAATTAGAACCATTATTCCAATTCGTACCTAATTTAGTGACTTGAATGATTTTTTCATCTTCTGTGGTAGATAACAGCTTTTTTGTTGCCCATATATTTCAATGGTTTATTGTTCGATTATGCAGCAGGTGCATCAGTATCATCAGGTACATACAGCAAGCGACCGCCGACATTACGATACCGAGCACCCGAATCATGAGACACATACAGATAGAACAACCCCGAACCAGAACCATCATACCAACCCGCACCCAATAGAGCGACCCTCCAACCAGGGTTTACAACCTGACCGCAGTCACCAACTGGAAGTGAACTGTTTCCTTTTCCTTCTGTCGGATAGAATAACCAATCAGCATCTTCTGAATAACCAAATGCTGAAATATAAGACCATCCAAGATATACAGAACTGAATCCAATTTCTGTATATGGTGCATCACCAGTGTTGTCCTTGAATCCATGGTCTGCAACATAAATTGTTCCAGTGTCACCTTCTGCAAAACTGCTTCCATTGTTTGTGTTGATACCATCAACCCACTTCCAAAGGTTACCAAATGGATTTTCTTCACCTCTGTAAGATACAACAGAATAACCATTTGTATTGATGACCTGACCTGACTTGTTTCCAAGTGTAGTTGTTGCACCAGTGATTTCTGTCATGGATGTTGCACTATCATCTGTTTTGGTTGTTACACCTGCACCAAGTTTTTTCTGAATATTGAAAGAAGCATATTCAATCAGGAACAGAATCTGTGTTGCAGAAACAGACTGAATTGTCTGCTGTGACCATACTGAACCCCTTTTTGCTGCAATTGTTCTGAATCCATTTCTTGTTGCACCGCTCTGTGTAAGTCCTGATGTAGGCTTTGCACCTGCAATGGATGCAAGAAGGTCATTTGTCCAGTCAACATCCTGTGTATCATTTAACTTGTAAGCATTTGCAGATGTATCATAAGTACAACCTTCATATGCTGAAAGATAAATGAAATTCTTTTCTTTGCCATCCTTAATGAATGCAGGATGAAGTTTGAAACCTGCTTTCATTGTGTCAGATACATAGTATCTTGCTTTTCTCATGTGGAAACCTTTTCCACCCTGAATCTTTTCAAGTTCAAGTGGAACAACCTTGTAATAGAATTTTGGCTGTTCAACCATAACCTGCACTTTTGTTCCAACTGCATATGTGTTGTCACCCTTTGTGATTGCAGAAGTCAGGACACCAGTTTCTGAATATCCTGCATCACCATAATATGCAACAACCTTTCCTGCATCCGTAACATTGCATCTTCTTCTTCCACCAAAGGCTTTGACACCATCAAAAGCATCACCAGGTGTTTTTCCAACTGCACCTGCAAGTCTTGTGAATCTCTTATTTTTGAAGTCAACTTCAACACCATAGATGTCTGCATCCGTATATCCAATATAAGACTGGATGTCTGTGATTTCTGCCTGCAATGCATTGATGTCACCTACTGTTGCAACAGCAGCAGGGTCAACAGTCATGGAAACATTGCTTGCATTTGAAACTGTGGTCACAAGTTTCAGATAAGCACCACTGACAGTGATTCCATTGTAAGGTGGCATATACGCACCAACATTTGCACCTGCAACTGCATAAAGGATTTCACCTTCATCAGGGTCATTTGCATAAAGACCAAGGGAATTCATATAATATCCACTTGTCAATGCACTGTTTTCCATTGCAGCATCAACCTGAACTGCAACATTGTTGATTCTTGTGACTTTGGAAACAGCAACCTGCTGTTTGATGTTTGACAATCCAGTCAATGCAGGAATCTGTGAATCACTGTAAGTTGTGGATGATGCTGCAACCTTTGTGAATGTCACATTTGCTTTTCCTGCAATAAGTTTTGCCATCAAGGACTGTCCTTTGTTTGTAATGATAAGCTGTCTAAATTCTGACATTTCTTTTTCCTACCTTTCTTTTAATTTGATTCAGTTATTGAAACACCTGCTGCCATTTCTGTGTGACCACTGACATCTATTGATTCTTTGAAGCTGTCTGAAATTTCAACAACCACTGCACCGACAACACCACCGCCAAAGGATGCCCCTGAATCAATGGACATTCCTTTCTTGAATGCATCAGACAATGTGGTCATATATCCTTCAACAATTCCACCACCAAACATTGATGTTCCCTGAATATCCAGGTTTTTCTTGAAGGAATCTGACAGTTCAAATGTTTCACAATTTACAATTCCTGCTGCCATTCTTGCTGTTGCATTCAAATTGATGAACAGCTTGTTTTTTGCATCAAGAACCATTGATGCAGGCAACATATAAGATAAAAAATAGTCAAGTTCTTCAACTTGACCATACAAATCTAAGTGTGTTGTTATATACAACTTGTGTTCATCCAGTTTCCTGATGATTTCATAGTTGTCAGACCCACCACACAAAGTGTCCAATTTATTCAGCAATGTTTTCCAAGTATAGGGAACAGTGTCATTCCATCTGACCAACACCCTGTTGATTCTTGATTCCAGGGTGTCATCAGGTGAAGGAACAATTCCAATCAGCTTTTCAAATCTGCTGATTCCTGTCAAATTGCATGACTGAATAAACTGGTTATTTTTAATTATTTCTGATTCATCTTCAACCAGTTGGAATTCAGGATTTTCAGTTTTCATGATTTCCCTGATTTCCATATATTCCTGAATGAATGGTGGAAGATGTTCAAGAAGGTTTACATCTCTAATCATCCACTAACACCACCCATCACTGGAATTTCATATTTTCCAAGTGTCAGATTGTTTGCAGCACCATTGATTTTGGTGTTTGCAATATCCACAATTCCCTTGATTGCAAGAAGTCTTGTTTCAATCTGACTGATTCTGACCACTGACTGTGAATAGTTCGCCCACTCTGTTCTGATTTCTTTCAAATATGCACTGATTGTGTCAGTGATAGTTGATTTCAAAGTGTTGAAAGAATAACCTTCATCAAAGGTCAGGGAAGTTGTCACATTGACTTTCACATTGCTTGCAGTGTCCACTGTGACAATATGGTCAATAGGTGCAATTCCAAGTCCTTCACCTTTTGGGTCAGGGTCAATTGCTTCCTGTACTGATTTGACCAGTGTGGAAGATGCTGCATCAAAGTTTGAATCCAGGATTGTCAGAAGAACAGTTCCACCGCCTTTCCAAACTGGTGTGACTTTTGTGCTTCCAACACCAGGAAGTGCATTTGTCTTTTGAATATAGTCCTTTTGATTTCCACCAAAAGGTTTTGTATCAAAAGTATCAAAATATCTTGCTCTGATGTTTTCAGTTGCTTCTTCATCTTCACCAGGAATCAAAAGTTCTGTCAGATAACATGTTTCAAGTCCTTCAATATAATCAATAGGAATCATCTGACCAAACTGTGCATTTCCTGCTTCACCTTCTGTTTCACATTCAAGTTTATACTGTCCATCCTGAATCTTTTCTGTGACCACATAGTTCAATGTTCCACAAGAAAATCTTGAACCAACAGGAATGGTCATTGTGGAAGGTGTGAATTCACCTTTCAGAATTGCATGTGTTGCTGCAATAGGAATGATTCCCCTTTCTGCTGCCCTTCTGATAAGGTATTCCCTGGATGCAGTATCTGCAAAAGTTTCCTGCAAGATAATGTCAAATTCAATATACATCAACTGTAATTCAACAGCAGCAGGGGCAAGTGCATCATAAATGATTGAACCTTCCCTTTTGTCCATACTGTCAGGAACTCTGTCAAGCATCCTTTGCAGAATGTCTTCATAAGTTACATTTTCATACATTAAATATTCACCACCTTTTCCACATCAATGTCACCATAAATGGTATTTGCTTTGAATGTTACAACCACAACCCCTTTCTGACTTGTATCAAATTCAAAATTTTCACATGAATTGATTCTGTCATCCACTGAAAGGGCATCAATGATTCTTCTTTCTAATTCAGGACACACATATGTGACTGGTTCACCATAAAGGTCAAAAAGTTGGATTCCATAATTCCAGGAATAAATGATATACTGGTATCTTTCAGTGTTCAGGATTTTATAAATTGCCTGCTTCACTGCATCCTGATTGTCACAAAATCCGCTGATTCTGTTCCTGTCAATGTGCATCATATAGTTTTTACTTGGAAGGGTTTCAATCTCCAAGTCTTCTGTCAATATTCCATTTACACCTGGAATCATGTTATCCACCACCTATCCTGTCTAAAACAATATATTTCTGACCACCTTGCATCCTTAACAGAATGACTTCTTCACCTTTTTCCAACTTATTATGAATGGTCATCTGTTTTGTTCCTTCAATGTCATGTGTATGGGTCAGTTTTGTTGCACCTGATGTCAAGTCAATGTCATCATTGTTGCTGTCCTTTCCCTTTACTGTGTGACTGTGAGTGGTCAAGGATGATTCTGATTCCAATTGTACTGTAACCATTGTGGTAAAGTCGGTCACATTCCTTGTTAGAACCAGGAAGGATGAATCAAGGGTCATCTTTTGGTCAACTAAAATTTGAAGTGGTGAAGCATTTGTCACCTTTCCAAAACAAATCTGTGCAGGCTTTGTTGCATCAACTGCTTCTGTTGCAGCCTGTTTGATTGTATTCAATAATTCACTGTAATCAGGCAACGAATTCACCACCTCTCAATTTCAATTCCATTGTGTGTTCATCCAGTTTGAATGTATGGATGCACTTTTCAACAAGCATCAGGTTTTTCAGTTTAACATCACCCAAATCCATGATGACAACTACCATTGAACCTGCTCTGACCCTTGTGTCACCAAGTGCATTTTTTATGGTCAGTTTTCTTGTTTTTTTGTTATACAATGACAACAGTGCATCAACCTTTGCTTGACCATTTTCACCTTTCTGCAATGTGTCATAATACTGCAACACACCCCATTCATTCATCCTGGATGAATCCTGTGCAATGTAAACATCTCTTTGACCGCTGTCTTCATTGTCATATACCAGTTTGATTCTGTTATAAGTGTTTTCATCAATACTGGATTGATAATCAAAATTTTCACCAGTTTCTTCATCAATCAAAAGATTCAAACGCATATTGTCCAAACCTTTCAGGGTAACCTTTCCAAAATCATCATACATGACATACATGTATTTCTGACTTTTTAAGGTTTCATCTAATGCATTCTGAATGATGTCAAACAATGTCTGATTGTCTTCCACCATAGATGGAATCTTGAATCCTGTGTCTTCAATGCTTCCTGTCTGCATCTGAAAGTCTGCACAAATCATCTGAATGACTTCACCTGCTGTTTTGTTTTTATAAACATAGGTATCTTTATTTTTGAAATATCGCAACTGGTCATATGCAGTGACTGTGATGATTCTTTCCTTATCCATCTTTTTTGAAAAAATGAATCCATAAAAAATATTTGCACCATTCCATTTCAGTCTGACTGCATTTCCTTCTGTAATATCAAGGGTGTCATCCAGGTTAACCTTGAATGTCAGTTTCCCTGGACTTCCCTTTCTTTCAGTTGTCCACTGAATATCTTCTTGCACAACAGGAATGAACACCTTGTTTCCATTCTGAACTAATAATTCAGCAGCCATGTGTTCACCCCCCTTATGCAGCAGGGATTGTCAAAACCTGTCCAGGGTAAATCAAGTTTGGATTCTTGATTTTATCCCTGTTTGCATTGTAAATGACAGTATATTTTGAACCATTCCCATAATATTTTTTTGCAATGTTCCACAAGCAATCACCCCTGACCACTGTGTAAGTCTGATTTGCAGGCTTTGGTGGATTTTCAGGTGCTCTTGCAGGTTGTGGTGCAATCTTTGGTTTTGAATTTGCAAATTTAATATTGCATGTCTTAGTTGCATAATCTCTGTACTGTTTCAGCTTGATTGTAACCATGACATCCATTCCATAATTCTTTGCATCTTCTTTGATTGTGTAGGATTCCAAGGAAACCTTCATATTTGTATCAAAAAGCATTTTTCCATTTGGAAGTGTTCTTGTAACAATGAACTGGAAAGTTTCCTTGCCCTGTTTATATTTTTTCAATGATTCCAAATATGTTTTTGCTCTCACAAACCCTGATTTATAGGTTGAAAAAGGATATTGCACATTTGGAAGTAAGGCATCAAATTCAATGTCCGTCAAACCTGGTGTTTTCAGGACATTGATTTCACCTTCATTGATAAGGGTGTAAGTTTTATTTGCACCCTTGATTTTCAGTTGCAACTTCTGTGGTGCAACTGGAAGCAATGTTTTTCCAAGATAGAAATAATATGCCATTATCAATGCACCCCTTCCGCTGCCTGTTCCATAGCTTCAAGGACACCTGCTGACAGTGTGTCAACCATTCCATCAATGTCCATATCACCTGAAACAGTGTTGTTATTATTCATAGTTACCTGGATTTCAGCAGTTGTGAATCTGTTGATTGCTTCTGTTTCTGCAATGTCACGAAGGTATTTCAGATTTTCATTGCTTATGTCAACAGAATCTGCAACCTTTGCTGCACTGTCTGCTGTGTCACCAGTGTTTGCTGCTGTCTGTGCTGCACTGTCTGCTACAGTATCGGTTGCTGCCTGTGCTGCATTGCTTGCAAAATCATTTGACAACATGGATGTATCAACCCCACCTGTCAGGTCAATGTTATCTATGCTGAACATTCCTGAAACCTTATCTGCAATACCATCACCCCAAGATGCACCTGCATTGAATGCATTCGCAGCCCATCCATCCTGGAATGTATCAAAGGTGGATATTCCTTCATTGAATGTATCACCAATAGATTTGTAATCTTCTTTGTTTCCTGCTGCTTCTGCTGCCTTTGCTGCATAGTCATCTGCTGCATTGCTGATTCCTGAATAATCAAATTCAACAAATGGAAGTTTATTCAATGCTGCACAAATACCTTCAATGACTGTCAGTGCAGTTGATAACAGATTGTAAAACCAGGACTGCACATTGCAGATTGCATTGTGGAATGCAGTCATCATGTTGGATGCCAGTGCTGCAATTGCATTTCCAATTCCAAGGGCAATGTTTGCAACAGAAAGACCCAAGTTCTTGAAGAACTGGATGACCACATTGATTCCGCCAGTAATGACACCAAAACCACTGTTTGCAACACCAGTCATCTTTGCGATTGCATTACATACCGCAAAAATAGCAGCAATGACTGCAATAATAAGAAGAATTATCCAAGTCAAAGGACATGCCATCAAAGCAGCATTCAATCCATACTGTTGTGCAGTCCATAAGAATGTTGCTCCTGCTGCCATTGCATCTGCTGCTGCTTTAGCTGAACTAATAGCGGTAGAAATAGCAGTGATTGCATTGACAATTGTTGCTATTGCCAAATAAGCACCTAACGCACCCACAACACCATAAATAATAGGTGCAATAATTGACCAGTTGTCACTAATAAATGCGCCAATGCTTGCAAGTGTATTGAAGAAATTCAACACATAAACCGCAAACAGTGCCAACAGTCCAATTGCATTTTCCACAAATCCTTGGAACTGGTCATTGTTTGCAAGTTCATTCACTTTGTCCAGGACTGGTTGAAATGCCATCAATGCACTGTTCTGAAATGAAGTCCATACCTGACCCCAAGTCATAGGCATTGCTTCAAACTTTGCATTGATGTCTTCTGCACTGGAAAAGATTGCAGCTTTTACAACATCCGCTGTCAACTGTCCATCCTGTGCCATTTCCCTGATTTTTCCAATAGGAACATCAAGATAGTCAGCAATAGACTGAATCAGGTTTGGTGCTTGTTCAAAGATGGAATTTAATTCATCACCACGCAAAACACCTGAACCCAAAGCCTGTGACAACTGCAACATTGCATTTGATGCTTCTTGTGTGGATGCACCTGCAATGGTCATCTGTTTCTGAATCAGGTTTGCAAATGCAATAACTTCATCCTGACTTGCAAAAGCATCCCTTGCATTGTTTCCAAATTTTGCAACAACCGCTGCCATATCATTGAAAGACCCCCTTGCATTCTGTGCAGATGCATAAATCTGTTTCACAACGGTGTCTGTTTCTGTTGCCGTTTCATTGATTTGATTAAAGGCTTCATTCATGGTATTCAATCGTGCTGTAGTTGATGTCAGTTCATCAGATATACCAAGAACATTGTGAATTCCCTGCATAGACAAATATGCTGCTGCAAATCTTTTAATTGTATCAACCAATTCATTTGATGTGTTTACTCCTGCCTGAATCTGCTGATTCAAATTTCCTTGTGCATCTGCATTATCCCTGATATATCTTTCAGTATTTGCCACTGTACTTGATAACTGGTTGTATGCAGCATTTGCAGCAGATACATCCATATTATCAACAGCCTGGTTCAATGCTTGCTGTGCCTGCAATGCTTGATTCAACTGTAACCTTAACTGTTCCAATTCTGCATTTGCAGTGTCTGTTCCAATATTCACTGGATTGTTTTCAATATCTTGAATCCTTTGCTGAACCGCCTGGATTCTTTGACCCATGGAATTGATGTCCTGCATTGCACTGTCTGAAAAAATATCAGTTCTTGCTGCATTTTGTGCAATCTGATTCTGTCTGTTAGAAAGTGTTGTCAGCATCTGATTTGTTGCTGTGACTTCCTGTTCAAATCTATCAATTCCACTGTTTGTAAAAATATCCATTGTTTCAGGTGTCACCCATTCAACAGGAATTTCAACTGGCTCTGTTAAATTATCTCTGATATATCTTTCAGTATTTCCAATAGTCTGTTGTAATCTTTCAAAAGAATTATTTGCTGCACCAACATCCATATTATTAACAGCTTGATTCAGATTGTTTTGTTCCTGAATTGCAGATGATAACTGCGACCTTAAAACTTCCAACTGGTTACTTGTTCTATCATCTAATTCGACAGGACCGGATTCAATCTGTTGAATTCTTTCTTGAATTGCTTGAATTCTATTTCCAAGTGATTCCATATCAGAAATAGCAGTGTCAGAAAAAATTGTTGTATCTGATGCCTGTTGTCCAATACTTTGTTGTGTTGTCAAAAGTTGATTTATAAGTATATTTGCAGACTGTAATTCTTGCTGAAACCTATCAATTCCACTGTTTGTAAAAATATCCATTGTTTCAGGTGTCACCCATTCAACAGGAATTTCAACTGGCTCTGTTAAAGGCGTTGGTGTAGTTGCTGGTGTTGAAGTTGTATCTCTTGAATTAGTTCTTGAACTACCACTATGCATTGACTGATTCAATGCTTCCATTGCTGCCTGTGCTTGATTAGCTGCTTGTGTGGCAGCATCCAAAGAAGAAGTGTTCATGTCACTTCCCATGGTTGACTGCATGTCACGCATGGAAGAAATGGTCATGTTCATTGCATTCATGATGGACATAAGTGGTGCAGACATTCTGTCATAAAGTTCAACTGATGCAGAAATACTTGCCATTTTGAATCACTCCTTTCCCTGATTATTTGGCTTTTTTCTTTGCTGCCTTTACCTGTTTCTTTTCGTTTTCTATTCTTAAATCTATCGAAGCAATAACAAATGCTTTTTCATATGGGTCAAGACCCACAAACTGGGAAGGTAAGATGTGCAATTTCTGCAAAGCATAATGTGCATAATTACTATCACCATCACCTTCCAGTATTAGTTTTTTGCTTCTTCAACCTTGTCTTCCATGTTATTGTCAAAACCATTGAATTCCTGAACATAAGCAAGGAATTTGTTATATTCCCCAGGGTCATCAATCATTTCACGAACCAAGTCTTCTGGTGTGGAAACACCATAAGAATCTTGAAGTTCTGCATTGTAAAGGTCAGGAAATACAATGGATGCTACAAGCATCTTTGCACCGAACTTGGAAGAATTGACCTTCTGTCTGAACATGTTTGGTTTTCCCTTGACAGGAATTTCAATGGTGCAGGCCTCCCTAATGTCATCAGATTCCCTAGTTGTTAAAGGTTTGATTTCCCATTCAAGGGGATTTCCCTTTTCATCACAAAGTGACTTTGTTGCAGGAAACTTCACATTTTCTTTCACCTTTTTGTTTTTCTTCAAAAATAAACTTAAATTTGACATGGTATTTTCACCCATCCTTTCAATATTGTTTTAGATACCAAGAAAAATGCAGTCAGAAAAATCTGACTGCATCCTTGGATTTTGTTTGTAATTACATACCTGCAAGCAGGTTGAACTTTTCAGGCATCTTGAAGTCCTCAAAAGTGAAATCTATATCTTCATCAAGATATTCACCATCTGCATCAAACTTGGCAAGAATGCCACCATCAATGTTGCAGTCCATGAAGACAACTGTCTGTCTTCCTGCATCAGATGTTGGGTCTTCATTTGTGACCTGAATTTCAAAGTACACATCTTCACCTGTGTCTTTGTATCTCTGCATCATTTCTCTGAAAATACTGGTGTTGTAGTGAAAGGTTGCAGAACCAGTTCCCTTCCAACCAGTTGACTTGTTACCCATTCCAGTCTTTCCGAGAATAGGGATTTCAGTCTTGGTTCTTTCAAAGTTTGCTTCAAAGTTGATTGCCTGCATGAAGTTGTATCTTCTGCCACTGATAGTCACATAACATTCAGCTAACTTTGCAGACAAAGAATCTTTTGCTTTCATGGTAATGTTTGACATTCTGATTCACCCCTTCCTTATGCCACATAAACTGTCATATACAGTTTTTCCATAGTGTTCACAACAGTGATGTTGTCAGTAACCACAACGGACTTCTTTGTTTCACCCTGGTCAACAGTCACATCTTCATCTGTGAAGTTCTCAATTGCTCTGATGTTCTGCATGTTCTCATGATGCTTCACAATATCTGCCCAAAGGGAAGTTCTACCACTTGCATCATTTGGAACAACACCAAGGTATTTGGTCACAAAAAGATTTGCAATGTCAGTTGCAATCTGGTCACAAACCCTGATGGTCTGATTGTCCTTGAATACATCACCCTTGTTTGCAGTTGTAGTGACAAGGGAATTGATGTCGGTGAGAACACGCACATCAGAACCAACCTGATGAAGTGTGAATTCACCTGCTTTGATTGCTGCTTCAAGCTGTGCCTGTGTATAATCAACATTGATGTCAAATTCACCATCATAAATCTTGTTTGTTGCAGATGCATTGACAGCAGTTCCTGCTGCAATACCAGTCACCCAATAAACAAGGGCTGCTTCATTTGCACCTTCATCAAGGACTTTGTTCTTGACATTGATAACACCTTCATAGTCAGCAGCCTGACCATAAACAACCATCTGGAACTTGACACCAACTTCATCACGCATTCTTTTAGAAAATGCAGTGTAAAGACCTTTTGTTGCTGTGTCTGTTCCAACATAACCAACTGCATTGATGGAAGGATAAGATTCAACCTTGTCCAGGAATGCCTGGTGTGCTGCTGTGTTTGCAGTTCCATTTGTACCACCTGCAAGGGCAGTTGCTGCTGTTATTGCAAGGGTAGCTGATGTCTTGAATGCAACATAATCATTTGCAACAAGTTCCGTTGCTTTCTTGACTGTCTGTGTGTCCGTCAAAACACCATCAAGCCATGTCTGAACATCAAAGAACTGGTTGTCATCAACATTTGCCTGAACAGCAATCTTAATGTCATTTCCCCTTGTTCCACCATAAAGTGCAGTTGCAAAAGTATTTGATGCCTTTGTGCCACCGCCATTCAGACGATATGCATATAATGTCTGAATATTTTTGAACAGGTCACGAAGACCTTTCATGCAGTCATCACCATAGGAATGACCAAAAATCTTCATACTGTTCTTCTGAAAATCACCATTTGTGACTTCAAAAATCTTTCCTTCCTGACCCCAATCAAGTTCAAGACCCATTGCTGCACATCCTCTATCACTCATGTTAGTGGATGCAGTTGCAACAGAAATGAAATTGATATATGCACCAGGAAGAACCTTATTCTGTGTTAAAAAAGTACCACCACCAAGTGCCATTTTTATTCACCTGTTCCTTTCTTAAAATTCTTTGTAATCAGTGCATTCAGTTCAGCTTCTGAATACATCTGACCAGTTTTCAAGTTACCATTGAAAAAGTCCTTGTAAGGACTGTATTTCTTGGAAGCAACAATCTGTTCTTTGCTGAATTTCAGAACAGATGCTTCATTTCTTTTTGCCATGTCTTCACCCTTCCACATTTGATGTCAAATCCATAGTTTCCATTGCATCAGTGCTTTCAACCTTATAGACAAACATGTCATAATTGACAAAAAAGTTCAGAATCTGCTCAACCACTTCACCATGCATTGATGTTCCCCTTTGCAGGTCTTCACCAACTTTAATGACTTCCAAGCAATCAAACATTCTTTCCAGAATATCCATGCATTCTGACCGCTTGTCTTCCCCTTTGGGGAAATATTGGATGCAGAAAAGATTCTTCCTGAAATATTTCTTGCCCCTGAACAATTCATTTGTTGGATTCACACAAACAATAGAAAAACAAGGTTCTTTCAAACCTTGTTCAATGGATTCTGTATAAATCTTATAATCATCACCGAATTCAGCATTCAGGGAAATGCTGATTCCATCAATAATTTTATTTATCATGTGAACAATTCCCCCATCTGCTTCATCAGCTTTTTTTCTATGATTGCAGGTGCTGCCTGTTGGATTTCTTGTTCAGATATGGTCAACATGAAGCGACCATTGACCCATCCTTTGTGATTCCTGGTTCTATGACCAAATTCAACATAAGATGCATATTCAACTGGATTGACAATTTCAATCACATAAGCATCACCAAAATGGTGAATAGTCAATGAATCTGCATATGCAACCGCACTTGAATTTTTTCCACCAGTCCAACCCCTGCGAAGTGTGCCACCTTTTTTCCCTGAACTGTTTGGATAATCACCAACAGGTGTCCTTTTGATAACTTTTGCAAGTAGCCTTGCAGCCAATTCTTTTGCACAAGCATCAATGAAGATGTCCACCTGTTCCTGATTCAGTTTTTCCAGGTTGTTCCTGATTCTTTCAAAATCCTGGAAGTTGAATGTTCCGCTTCTTGCCATCTATGCCCACCCCTTAAACAGTTCAAGCATAATTTCCTGATGTGTCTGATACAATGCAGGTTCACCACTGGACTTGTATTCAGTTGTCACACCATTCTGTGTGACAGTCAGCTTTGAACCTGCCTGCACTCTGATTTCAGGTGCAAGGAAAACCTTGATTGTCTGAACCAATTGTGCAGCAGTGTCTGTCTGATTTGTGTTGGGTGAACTGGAAAAAGACAACCTGCAAGGTTGCCCTTCTAAAACCACCACTTCATGATGTCCTGTGGATTTGTTTTCCTTGGTGTATTCCTGATATTCAGCAATTGTGCAAGTTCCATCATACATGGATTCAATTGCTTTCCTTGCCTTTACCAACTGATTTTTCGATAACACACTAATTCCCCCTTCCCATTGTTCAGAAGATAATTCAACAGGGAATCAACCTTGTCAGAATCACTTTCATCACCATTGAAGTTCACCTGGGTGTCACCTTCCTTGATGCTTGAAATAGCACCAGTCAAATCAAGGTCACCAATTTCCAACTGTCCAGTCTGCTTTTTAGCAAACAGGAATTCACCACAAGACATGTCCACCGCTGTGTGAAAAAGTCCGTCAGGGATTTCAGATATGTTGCACTCATTTTTGATGGTGTTTTCCACCTTCTGCATTGCAAAACCAATCATCCAGGCATCAGATTCTTTGATTTCATAACCAAAGGAATCCAGTCTTTTCAGAACCGCTTCAATGAAGGATTCATCAAGACTAGTGTCCAATGCTGTGATGATGGACTGCTTTGTTTCATCTGTCAGTGCCATATCATCACCCTTTCATCAATTAACCCCTGGAAACAATCTTTGCAATTGCAATTGCCTTGTGTGAAATTGCCTTTGTACCATCATTGATGATGTTCCAGTTATCACCATTTGCAAGGTCAGTGTTGGAAGCAGATGCAGTGATGCTTGCAGGCTTCTCAAAGGAAATGCCATCAACACCACAAATGTATCTGTCACGCACATAAAGTGTGTCCTGACCACCATTTGTCTTAGGTTCTCTGCTCATTTCATAAGGTACTGCATCACCAATGTCATCAAGAACAATTGCACCATCACCAAGGATGTATGTAGTGTATTTGTCACCTGCAACAATATACTGGTCAGCAGCAGCATCAGCAGGATAGAACGCACCCTTCTTGACATCTGCAAGATTGATTTCAGCAGAACCGCTTGCACCGCTCGCCTTAATCTGCATAGCACCTTCATCATTTGCGGATGCTGCATAATAACCACTTTCAGAAGGCATGTTGTCATCAATCAAAACAAGTCTTCCATTCCAAGTTGCAAGTGCAAGTTCTCTTTCAATACCATCACCATCAGTCTGTGTCATGTACTTTAACAGCTTGATGTTTTCAAGGTTTGTTGCAACCTCACTGTGCATGATGACAAGTTTAAAGATGTTCTTGTTGTCACCACAAGCCTGCTGAATTGCTTTATTAAGAGTAGCAGAACCAACAAGACCTGCTTCTGCACCCTTTGCAGTGATGTCATAAATATGCTTTGCAAGGAATTCCTTTGCAGCTTTGCCTGCAACAGAAGTGTCCTGCTTCATGCTGAATACACCATTTAAGATTGCAAGCAGCATTGCCTGTCTAACATCCATCTTATAATCAGCAATCTGTGCTGCAACATTGTCCATGAAGTCAACACCTGCTGTGATGTTCTTGCTGAAACTTCTTTCAGTCCAAGAATCCATTCTGCTTGCCACAATGAATCCCTGCTCATATGTGGTTGTGCCAGTGCTTTCAATGTTGGTGTTACCATCATTGTTCTGACTGGTAGAACCATCAATTCTGCCAAAGTAAGGGATTCTTGCATATAAAGAACCAGTTTGATTTGCAAGTGCTGTCTTTGCCTGCTCATTAGAACCAACTGCACCACTCTTTGCAAGTTCGTTTTTAGTTACATTAGGAATTCGGTTCACATAAGCACCGAATGCCTGGGGATTGAAACTTTTAGAATCAAATTTTGCCATTTTGTTTCACCTTTTCCTTTCTTAAAATTTAATCAATTTTTACATCAGGGTGTTCTCCCATATAAGCAGCAAGTTCTGAATAGGTCATTTTGGATGTGTCAACCCCATGGTCACCATCTTCATTTCCTGATTCACCAGGTTTTGCACCCTTCATCTCGGTCTGCTTTTTGGTTGTGGTGTCGAATAAATAAGCATCAGACTTCTGCAATGCTTCAATCTGTTCTGCAAGACCCTTGATTGTGCCATCTTCTGCAAGTTCAGCCTTGTCCAGGTCTTTCAGAAGTGCTTTGACAGCAGTGTTATTTTTTGCCTTTGCACTAGTCAGTGCAGAATCTATTGCAGCATCAATCTTCAACTGCTTAATTTCAGCAGCATGTGCTTCATCTTTTGCTTTGTTGTCTGCCTGCAAAGTTGCAATCTGCTGTTTCATTGCTTCAACGTCACCTGTGGAATTTTTCAAAGTTTCAAGCTGTTTATCTCTATCAGAAATCTGACCCTTTAAGGATTCAACTTCTGCATTTACTGCATCCAGGTCTTTCTGAATCTTGTCAGAATCACCCTTTGCCTTTCCAATATCCTGACTGTTTTCATCAAGAATCTTGTCAACCTGTTCCTTTTCCAATCCCATGTCTTCCAAAAATTTTCTTTTCATAGTTCAAAACCATCCTTTCAGTTTGTTTTCGCTGTTCTTTCAGCATCAGAATTGTTTGATTGTGTCTTTTTTCGACTTCCACCAGGTCAATATAAAATCAGCAACACTGAAAGGAAGTTACTTCTGTGTCACCTCTGCACATTTTCTTCTTCATAAATTTTTCAGTGTTGCTGAATTTTACGCATTAAACAAGCACCCTTTCAGGTGCTTGTTTGGACTATGCCTGACTGACAAGTCCATTTTCTTCTGTTGTTTCCAAGTCATTGAAGAAATCATTGAATCTTTTCTTCAATTCATCAGGTGCATCATCCTTGATGTGATAATGTTCATCTTTTCCGATATACACATAACCACTTTCAAATAAATCTGTTGCATCCTGCATCATGGTTTCTTCACCCCTTTCATTTTTGCTTCAAGCAAATGACCAAAAATTGTTGCAAATTCCCTTGGTTCATCTTCACCAAAGTATTCAGCAAATGCTTCTGCAAAACATTCACATTCCTTTGTTGAACCATATCTTGACAGTGCATCCTTCAATCCAACATATGTTTCATACTCATATTCAGGATGTAATTTCTTGTATTCCTGCAATGCTTCCTGAATAATGTCATGTTCAAATGAACTTTTGGTCAGCATAGACATTGAATGTGACACATAATGTCCATATTCATGAATTATTGTATGCAGCGAATTCTTTCCACTGTGCCAATGTGATTCAAATGACCTTTCTGCAACCTTGGATGCATAATCAAGTGTTGAATGTAAACCTGAATTCAAACGAATTCCAACAACCTTTCCACTTCCAGGATAATATGTGAAATCACCAAGTCTGTTTCCAGGAAGAGAAGATGGTGCAACATTCTTGATATAAGGCAACTTTGACTTAATTGCTACATCAAAATCAGGGAAGTTCTTTGTGAACTTGCTGTGCCATGTTGCCATGCTCTTTGAAAGTTCTGCATCCATAGGATATTTTTTGGAATCTGAAATGTGAATTCCTGCATCTTCAAAATGCTTGAATGCTTCTTTTTTGTTTTGGAAGGTGTCACCTTCTGTCATATCAGACCAGTGAACTTCTTCCACCTTCATTGTATCATCAGGAACAACAGGTTTCAAATCATCTGTCTGACCATTAACCATTGCCTTTTCCCATTCAGGATAGGTCATATCAGCAGGAACACAATATGTTTTACCATCTTCACCCCTTGCTGCCCTTTCACCGCTTCTACTCCATTCATCATCAAAATATGGAACAGTTGTTGACCTGCACCATACATGAAAAGGTGGTGCTGTGACACCTAGTTCAAAGTCCTTCATAGGGAAGTGCTTTCCATCCATTTCCCTACATATTTCAGAAGTGTGACTGTCCAGTGTTGCGACAATCTCAAATTCTTCAACATCCAGGTCATTGAATGCATCCTTTTGTGCAGCAGAACTGATGAATGCCTGTTCTGTCATCACAAGTCTTCCTGCATTGTATTTTGCATTCTTGGTTTTGTTTTGCAGATATTTGGTTATGGACTTAATTGCTTCATCAGGTGCTTTTCCCTGAATAATTGTCCTTGTCATCTGCTGATGCAGTTCATTAACCATTATAGTCTTTGACTGCCACACCCTGTCTGAAAAGGTCTTTCCATCTGCTGCCCAAGGTTTACTGATGACTTTTTGCAGCTTCCTTTCATCAATCTGACCAATTTCCCAACCAATATTGAAACCCTTCTGCACTTCAAAACATGTGTGATAATATCCTGACTGATAAAGTTTTTTGACCATACCATCCAGGGAATCAAGTTCATTGCCAAAAGCAACTTCCAATGATTGCTGTGTCCGAAGTTTCAAGGCTTCCAGTCTGCTAATGTGGAATCTTGCTGATGCATTTTCAAGTTCCTTCATCCACTGCTGATTCATTGCATTTTCTTGTCCATACTTGATGTATTCCTGGACATCCCATTGCAATTCTTTCAGTTCAGCAGCAGACAAATGTTTTCTTGCTTCTGCCAGTGTGATTCCATTGTTAGAAGCATATCTTGCATACCAGGCTTCAATCTGTGCCTGAATCTGTCTTTCTGCTTTATCAAAAGCAGGTTCAATCTGATGAAAGGTGTTCTGTCCATACTGGTTTTGTGCATTTTCAAGTGTTGAAAATCGTTTCTGCCAATATGCAGATGATTTCTTTGCCATTATTCATCACCTGCACCTTCCCCATCACTACCTGGGTCATCAGGTGGAACATTCTGACCAAGATTGAATCCAAGTCCATATTCTTCCATGTTCTTCTGTTTCTGTTCTTCCAGTCTGTCAAGTTCTGCCTGAACATCATCAACCCATGGATGCTGTGCAACCAGGGTTTCATCACTGATGATTCCAACAGACTTGCTGATGTTATCAATGACTTCACCTTCATTCAGCATCATATCCCTGTTGAATATGATTTCCACATCTTCCTGTTCATAGTCACCCATGCCAACATTAAACAGATGACAATTGATGAACCACAACAGTTCTTCAAAGGATGCCTGATATTCCGTTTCCATTCCATTTGCATCCAGGTCAATATCACTATACATAGACTGAATATTCATTTGATTTGGAGTTCCTGATATTCTGTCATTCTTAGCATCATAACCCATTGCATTTTCAATTATTGCCTTTTTGAACAGTTCAATAATTGCCTTATAATTTTCAGAATCGACTTCAACTTGAAGTGTTTTAACATCACCGCCTGCACCATCAACTGTTCTAACCTTGACTGCCCCATAAGTTGCCAGGTTTTTTCTAAATTCACCAAGGTTTTCACCATCATAGTTCACAAGAACCAAGATTGTATTCCTTGTGTCTTCTTCCATCTGATTTTGAAAGTTGGATTCAATCAGATTCAGACCATCCTGCAAGGACTTCACCATCTTAATCAATGGAATTTCCTTGTTGTTATACTTGAAAGGAATCAATGGAATTTTTGTCCAGTTGAAACCCTGGTCTTCAATGCTGAAATATGGAACATGTTCATCACCATCAGGTTTCAGTGTTCCACCATCAGTCAATTCAAAATAGGAAACACCTGATTCATCATAGACTTCAACCTTTTCAATGATTTTTTCTGTATTTCCAACATATCCAACCACTTCATAAACTCTAATAAAATATTCCAATTCAGTGTGTTCTGCATCCTTCCATCCTGGGATGATTTCCCAAGGTCTGAATCGCTTGAAAATGAAATTGCCCTGGTCATTGTACATAGGGAATAACCAAGCAATTCCACAATTCAAGGAATCTTCACCAACTGCTTTTAAGGTTCGCATGAATTTTTTATTCAGAAACTGTTTCAGAATCTTCGCATAAGCATCATTTTCGCACTGGATGGTGAAAGGTTGCCCCAACAGATAATTAGCTTTCTGAATGACCATCTTTTTATACTGATTATCAACAATTCTATTGTTTGGAAGATTCTTGACCGCTTCCAGTTCACCATCTTTTCCAATGACTATTCTTTCCCTGGACAGGATGTCATGACATCCATCAAAGTATTTTTCACCATCAAGCATTTCTTTTCTTTTCAGTGAATGCTTGAATCTGTTGATTTCCTTCACAATGAACTGTTCATCTGTCAATTTAGATACTGCATTGATATTGACCAGTCTTTCAAGTTTTGCTTTGAAGGATTCAGCAAAATTGAACATCATTTTTCACCACCTTTCATAAAGCATCCACCTTTGCAAAGGCTTCTTTCATTGTTTTTTACCTTCCCTTTTCCTAACTAATCAAAACTGAATGTGTCACCAACAAGAACCTTTCCTGCTGCATATCGCATGGAATCCATACCATGTGAAAATTCATGGTCAGGCTTGTCAGTTGGTTTTCCATCTTTGTCAGTTTCCCAACAATAATTCTGTATTTCTTTTTTGAATTCAGGACAGTTCCTTTCATGGACAATGATTTCATAGTTCTGAACCAACTGGATTCCATGGTTCACACTGTCCTTGCCCTTCCTGGAAGGTTCTGCCTTGATTCCTTCTTCTTGAAGTTCTGCAATGGATTTTGGTTCAGCAGAATCACAAATGATTTTCTGTCCACCATATCCTTTGTCTTTGATTGCCTGTGCTATGATTTTGTTTGTCACACCTGTTCTGTACCATTCATCAAAGACATAAATCTTCATTGCAGCATTGTCTATCATTAGACAGACAAATGCATTTGGGTCTGTGAATCCGAAGTCAAGACCAAATGCAGCCTTGATTCCTGGGATTGCTCTGACTGCATCAATGTCAAAGTCTTCAAATCTAACTTTTTCATATATCAGACCTTCTGCAATGCCCCATTCACCATCACCTTCAATTCTGTATCTTCTTGGATTGTTCTGCTGCATCTTCAAGAAGATATTCCTGTCTGATTCATCCAACCATTCATTTTGCTTCCAGGTTGTTGTCTTTGTAAAGATGTCATCATCTATCACATCAAAGAACCTTGCTTTCAACCAGGATGTTGCAGACCATGGATTGAATGTTAGTGTTATCTGTTTGAAATATCCATCAGGTACTTCACCACGAATGGACATGTCCAGTTTGTTGAAGTCATCTTCATTGCTGATTTCATAGGCTTCTTCAATCCATACAAAACAAAGAACACCATAATCAACAGAAATAGATGTGATTTTCAAACCATCATCAAGACCCCTGAACAGAATCTTCTGTCCTGTGGACTTCCTGGTGATTTGCATGGGTGAAACAGTACAATCAAAAAAGGCATCCAAACCCAACTTGTGAATTGCCCATTTCAAATCTGAAAAGACAGAATCACGCAAAGTGTTTGAATACCTTCTGACACACAACCCATTTGCAAGGGGATATTCCATCAATCTATAAATCATGTTCAGTGCTGTGGTCTTTGATTTCTTTGAACCTCTGCTTCCTTTGCATACTCTGTATCTTTGCTTTGTATTCCAAAAATCAGCATAGTTCTTTCCAACTGCTTCCTGCAATGATACCTTCATGACATCACCTATTCTTTCAGGTCATTCACAAGAACAACTGGTTCAACTTCCAGGTTCACATTTTCTTTGAATAAACCATATCTTCTTCCAAGCAGTTCAGCAGCTTTCAATCTTTCTTTTTCATCAGGTGCTTTGTTCATCCTTCTTGCATCTGAACAACCATCACCAGTTCCTTCAACCACAACAATTTCTGCCTGGGATTCCCCACGCATAACAGATGTCAGGTATTCCATGACTTCCTTTGCATCAGCAGTTTTTTCAGAACTGATTTTATCAAGCTGTTGATTGATATATTCCTGAACCTTAGCAATTCTTAACAATTTAGTAGCACACACCGCAGCAGAACTGTCTTTTTTCACATTTGGATATGCTGCTTTATATGCCCTGGTTGCATTACAATCAATCAAATATTCATCACAAAACTTTCTTTGCTTATCAGTCAAATCACCTGTCACCTGCCTTTCATTACATAAAAATAAGACACCCCTTCTTCAAAGGATGTCTTATTGACCTAACATTTCATGTTATATTATATATAACATGACTGGTGGGATTCAAGCAGACTGTGGTGGGAATTTTTGGTCAAAAGCCTGCAATGCAGCACCATGAAGTTCCTTCACATACTCATATGAAAAGCACATTTCCTGGGATGCTTTTTTCAAGGTCTTATCATCAACATATACAAGATACAAAACATCCTGATGTTTTCCGTCTTCAAGCTGATGAATCTGATTGATAATTTTCACCCTGGTGTTTATAAGTCTTGTTTTCATGTCTTCAAGCCTTTGTTCTTCTTCATCAATCTGACCGAATATCTTTGCAAATTTATCAGGGTCAGGGCAACTTTGAATTCTTTCTTTGTCATAACTGATTCCTGCAATAGTCAATGAATCCCTTAATCTTTGAATATATTCTTCCTGTTTCCTGATATTCTGCTTCTGTTTTTTTATCTGTAACAAATATTCCTTTGCTGTCACCTTCACACCTTCTTTCTTTATCGGTTCAACTTATAGGTTCATGATTTACTTTTCATCATGAACCTGTCAAAACCCTTGATTTTACTGGGTTTCTTTAAAAAAATCATAGTGCAAAGTTCAAGATATGGAGTCTTTTATCTATTATAATTATTTTTTAGAGAATAATTAAATTTTAATGATTTATTATTCTTATATATCCTTA